TCTACTCTTTTTTCGTTTCCTGCGTCACCCAAAGCGCCGAGGTCAAGTCCTTCGTCGGCTTTTGGCTTCTTAATCTTTGGTGGCGTAATTTTCTTTTTAGCGAACTGGTCTAAACTATTTGCTAATTTATCAACCTTATCCGCAGACGCGGTTAGGAACTCTGATGTTCCACCAATTGCTTTGTTGGCAACATCAAGTGCTGTTTTGAAGTATTTACCAACTCCGGGAATGTAACTCATTACTTTCAGGAACGCTCTTATTGGCATTGTCATGCCTTTTAATACGGCTTCGGCAAAAGGAGCAATACCTCTTAATAAACTGGCGAAGGCTTTTAATCCTGTCTTGGCTACATCAATGACCATTTTTCTGAACGCTTCTGAGCGATTCCATAACATAACGAATCCAACAGCAAGTGCGGCAACTACACCAATAAGAAATCCTATTGGGTTCAACCTCATAACTAGGTTAAGACCTTTCATTACTTTCGTGAAACCTTTGGCTACATTGGTTGCTAACTTATGAACACCATTTAATAGAATTACTTGGATTTTATATGCGGCAACCCCAATAGCAACTGCTGCTAATACCCCGATAAGAATTTGGAAGGCTGTAATGTTGTCTTTGATAAATCTGCCAACTTTTCCTAATATCTTAATAAACTCAATTACTCCGCCAACAACTAACTTGAAAGCAGGAACTAGAAGTCCAGTAAGGACTGGTCCAACTACTTGGATAATCGCTTCGCCAAAGTCACGAAGGTCGCCAAGAAGTTTCTGGAAGAACTTAACAAACTTTTGTATTGCCTTACCATCGGCAAATCTTTCTTGTAATTGCTGTATGACTGGTATGACCTTGTCCGCTATGGTTCCTTGGAACTGCTGTAATACTGGATTAATAGACTTACCGAAATCATCCTTCAACTTTTGTATTGACTTTGATAATCTTACAGACGCGGTGGCTGCTGCTCCATTGATAGAGGCAAAATCTCGGTAGGTCGTTCCCAAGATTCTAACAATTGCTGCTGCTCGCTCACCTTCAGTTCCCGTCTTAATCATCTTCTTGTCATAATCACTTAACACGAAGCCAGTCCTTGATAGTGCTCCGAACTGACCATTTAGCGCGGAAGCCAATCCGTTAGTCATACTCTTGAATTGGTCAGCACTGGCAGTTGCTCCTTTTTCTGCCACGACATAATCTAAAATCGCAGGAGTTAAGGTAGCGATAGTGCTTCCGTGTAAATCAAATGTTGCTAATTGTGACTGAACTGTTGCGATATTGCCTTTGCTTACAACAGTAGATGCTTCTAATGCTGCGGCATGTTGATGAAGTAATTTAACTTGTTCTGCGGTTGCTCCGCCTGTATTTAGAAGAAGTCGCTCCAACCGCATCTGCATTGATGCTTCTTGTTTTGCTCCAGCAACCGAGTCTTTGTAAGCCCCGACAAGTAATCTGCCGAACCCTGTTGCTGCTTTCTGTGCTGCTTGAAAAAGCACATTACCAATTATTGTGCCTTTTACAACAGAACTGGTAGATAATTTATTTAATGCTTTGGTGGCATCATCCATGCCTTTAGTAAAGCCAGAAGTATTCGCCCGAACTCGGGCTAACACATCAACTACTGTTGCTGACTCAGCCACCTAAAATCATCTCGCTCTCTTTGCTGCTTGCTCCTGCTCCCATGCCCGCAACTTTTCAAGGGCTTCCCACTCCGATAATTCATCTGCGGAAATAGGTTTATGACTAGGGCTACCATAGAGAAGTTCCTCCACAGTTCGCCCTAGTCGCTCTGCTAGGTCAAAGACAAATCTTCTGAATCCGTTGCGGAGGAGTCTTTTCCCTTTTCGTCAGATGCTTCTTGTGTGAATCCCGATAACCTCATACCAACACCAGCAAGGCGGTCTAACGCATTTGCTGACTTTGATAACAAAGTGCCTCGGTCATTCGGTGTGAATACTTGTAGCCCAGTATCTGGGTCAAAGGTAGTTGCTATTACAATTTCAGGATAAACAAACTGTAAGTTGATTCCACCTTTGGTATCTACTGCTAAGTCCATGATACGGGTGCGTTCTGCGCCAGTCATTCCACGAACTTCTAATTTCACTCCCCACTCTGGTACATCCACCATTTCTGATGGGATATCTTGAGTAGCGAAGATTTGGTCTCTTAAGGACACGATGTTCTCCTTTTGGTCTCTGGGACTCGGTTATTGGGATTCTACTGCTTTTTAATTATTAAGCGAAAGCACCACGGGTAATAGCACCAGTGATTTGGAACTCGGCTGAATAGGAAACAATGTCGCCTACTCCTGCTGATGTTTCATATGAAGTCAAGAAGCACTCACCTGTGTACTTTGTAAAAGTAGCAGTTGAACCTTCGGGACCATACTCAAACGATACTGAATCGGTCTTTCCTACGATAGCAGCCAAGTGCGTATCTACTGTTGCGTCAAATGAACCTTCAACGCTGATAGTTGCGCCCGTGAAACCAATTACATAGGAGCGGTCAGACGAACCAAATGAGGTTGTCTCCAAAGTTTCTGCTTCCCGAGGGAAGGAAACTGAATTAAGTGTGTTGCTTATATCGGTAAGTGAGCCAGCGTTATTATCTACTTTGAATACCGCCGATTTACCATGTCTAAATGTTGGCATTTGTTATCTCCTTGAAAATGCGACGCTACGGGTTATAGCGCCTGTGCCTGTTGCGATGGTTGTTCTTGTTCTTAAGTAACGATTTACTGTCGTACCTGAAGCAACTTCATATCGTTCTGAATCTAGTGACGAGATTCCAACTGTTCCGAATACAACTAAATCAGCCCAAGTTGAGTTATCGGCTGAATGTTGTACTGCGATTACAGTAGTTGCTGTTCTAGCGTTCGCTGTGACATGAAGATGCGCTACTCCACCATTAGTTGTAGAAGCAGCATTATCAACACTTGTGGTGTTGGTTGTAGCAGATACGGCAGTCTGGCAAATTAACCAAACACCCGAATCTAATCCTCCATTTGCTATCGCCTCTGCCGAGACAGAAACAACATCAGTTAGAGGACTACTAATTTCATATGAAGTAGAAGACGCTTTCGCAAGAATTGTTCTACCGCCAATAGAGGTGCTGTCTGTTGATACTGTGACTACCTTGTCTGTCGTATTGCCAAGAGCCTCAGAAAAGATTTCGTCTACGGCGTCTGTACTTCCATCAAATAATCCTTCAAATGAAATTGAGCCTTCGTTGTGTCCAACTATGTATGAGCGGTCGCTTGAGCCGAAAGTTGTTGTCTCAGGAACTTCAACTCCATAAGAGGCAGAAGCACTATTTAAGAATGTGGTTAAGTCAATATCATCGCTTAATACAGTGGTGTTTTTACCATGGCGAAATGTAGGCATTAGTTGGTCTCCTCAACTGGTCGTTGAAACTCTGTTCCGTCTTGGACAAATCCATCTTTATCTGCGTCAACAGCATTTGGTTCAAAGGCGATTTCTGTTTTCGCCTTCACTATTGGTTCAACCTTTTGATTTTTTCCATCAGGGAGTTCAATAAGTCCTTGGTCTAATAACCATTTAGCGGATTTTTCTGGCAGGTCTGAAATTAAATCTCCTGCTTCAGCACGCTGATTAGGCGGATAATCTATTCCCACTACTGCTCGGTATTGGGTCATGTAAGCCTCCTTACGGCAACACAGACCCAACTACCTGACCTCAAGGGTTCTGCGTGTAGTGGGGTCTCTTGGACTCGTTAGGTAAAGATTACCACTAATTAATCTAAATCTACTGTCACGCGCTAGTTCAATACCTCTATGTCGGCTACTCGCTTTTCTGGATACATACAGAAAGTAAGAACTCCTGCCTGTGAATGCTCTCCAGATACTTGCTCCCACCAAACACTTCCTCCATCAAGAGTTGGTGCTTGTAACCAGAAGCAACCACCCCAGTCTGCGGTTCGGAAATGATGGTAATGTCCAGAAACTAAAACATCGCTACCGCCAACAAACTGTTTACCTAATGCTTGTCTTTCAAGCCATCTTCTTATTTTCTGTTCAGCAGTTCCAGAAGCCTTAGCAACATGTCCATGAGTTAAACCAAGCACCCAACCTGCTACTTCAACTGTAATGCTTAATCTGTCCTTTGGTATCGCGAACTTAATATGACCATAGGACTCTTTGTTCGCCTCAAAGATTTCTGCTACTTGCTCAACAATAGCCAAATCATCATTGTCATTGAGAGTTGTGTAGGACTTTCCTGTGCTATTTCTGTTTTCACCATGATTACCGCCAACCGCTATAACTCTTACAACTGGAAATAACCTAGACCATCTGATTAAAGCATCTCTTAATAATCGTCTTGCTACTTTAACTTGGTCGCGTCTATCTAGTTCAACACCAAAGGTCTGTTGAGCATAATGCCCTACGCAACCTTCAATAGAATCACCAGTCCAAAGAACACAGAGTTCGCCAAGCGGTCTGTTTAATCTTTTCAGTTCCTTGATACGGATTTCAACATCATCTATGCTTTTCAGTATTCGCGCTACTGTTCCTTTTAATCCATCTCCATCAGGCTTCGCAATTTGCCAGTCAGCAAGAACTACACAGAAAGCACCTTCGCCTAACACTTTTGCTTGAGTTCTAGGTTTATGTTTTTTTATTTCGTTTTCAAGTTCTTCTAAATCAATATCAAAGTCTTTTAACTTCTGGACTACTTTGCCTTTCCATTGGCGATTAAGTCCTATCTCTGGATTACCCCAAGCGTTAAATAACACTGGTTCAATAACGGAAAACTTCTCTGGGTCAAGTCCCCATAATTTAAGAACCGCACTCCAGTTAGGTGCTTCTTCTGCTGGCATAGCAGTAGTGGTTATAGTTCCTTCGTTGCCGTTCCAGACAACTCCTGCTTTCCACTCCGCACCCTTGTCGCGGATTACTGATTCTTTATCTGGGTTGTTGCTTGTTTTGAGTAATTTATCTAACTCTTCCTCAAGGCTCATTTACAGGCGCACCCAGTTCCAGTCCTTCTTCGGCGGTGTCGGCGCATAACCTCAGCACTTACTTCATGTCCATAGGTTTTTAACACTCGGCAAATATCACCAGCAAAGATATTCTTATCATCCATTATGGTATTAAGTAAGTCTTGTGTTTCTTTAGGCAGTGCTTCAATTATGGAACCTGCTGTACAGAAAAGACCGAAATGTGATTTCTCTTTATTTTTTAATGTGTTAAGAGCATCTTCAAGGTCACTAGGCTTGTTGGTTTGTTGCTTTACATCTTGAGCAGTTGAGTTTCCACGGGCGCGTGAGGTACTCCGCGAGAATGCGATTACACCTCCAGCATCGGGGGAGTTCGTCACGATTTTCTCCTCTTCCGTAAATGTCGCGTTTAACCTCTTGCGTCATCTAGTCTATACCCCTACATGGCAGTCCATGTTAAATACGACACGCGGTCTTTCTAGTTGGTCAAATCCCAAAGGAAAGAAACTACCAGTTGGTTCTGCTCTTACAATTAAGACCCCACCAGCAGTCACATTTACAATGCCAGCAACCAGAGTTCGCAGGGCTTGAGCAAGGTCTCTGGCTGTCGCATAATCATTACTTCCAGCGCGAACTGAAATCTGAACACTTGGTCTATCTAACTGAATAGCAGTAGCACCAAAGGTAGTAAGAGGAGCAACTCCCTGATATTCATAGATACAGACACAGACATCTGGAGTCTCAGGCATCTTGGAAAGGAATAAATTAGTTCCTATCGTTAGGTCACCTCTGTTGGTATCAATATAAGCCCCCAGCGCCTCTAGGACAGTCGCCATTTAGATACCCATAGACTTTCTAACCGAACGAAGTAATCGCCCCGATAAACCGACTATACGGCGTTTAGCAGGGTCTTCAAGATACTTGGATTTCTTACCATTTCGGTAGGTTCGCTCTAAGTCTTCGTGAACAAGAAGAGCGTAATCTGCTGCCGCACCGCCATAGGTAATCTCTACTACCAGTTCATTACCTTGAATCTGCGGTAAGCCCAACTTGCCTGAAGCCCGTAAGTTACCAGTATCAAGAGGAACTTCGTCTTGGCTCTCTTCAAAGATAAGTGCTGCTTCTCTATACAAGGCTTGGGATAAGGCTTGCCCAGCATTTGCTCCGCCACGAATCAGTATTTTAGTAAGTTCTTTAGCGTCAATTTCAACTGAGTTCTTAGCCACTGATAGCCCCAAATCTTACCTTTGTGTGATGAACTGTGGTCGTTCCAGCAGCACTGTATTTTACTTTACGAACCTCCACAATGCGTGGTTCAGGAGCAGTTCCGGGCAAGTCAATTCTGTCGCCTATTTCAATATCGGCATCCGAGAGAATGTATAGAGTTCCTGGTTCTGTTATCTCTACGCCTTGGTCATCTCGCTTAATGTTTATGTTAGAAACTACGCGACAAGCAAAAGAAGTCCCACTAGCACTTATTGTTTTTGCGCCATAGTTGTTTATTGAACTTGCCTTATAGACCACAACAGTATCTGTCATGTCCTCAGTCCATTTAGTTGGGCTTCCAGCGATAAAAGCCATCAGAGCCTCCTAGACTGTGTAGTCGTGTATTCCTGTATAGAAATCTGACTTGTAAGTTTCAACCTTCTTATTTGCGGTCGCGATAATGGCTTGAGCATTAACTTTAATTGAAGGTGGAAATAAATCATCCCTCTGAGCCCTAAGAGTCCTTGCCAGTTCTCGGAACTCTGCTGCTGAGGTTCCAAAGGACTCGGAGATACTTAGGTCGCCTACGCTTCTTGAATAGTTGCTTCTATGAGCATAACGACCAGCAAGAAGTTCGGCTGCTGCTATCGCGGCATCAAATACAGTTGCGTGAGTAGAGAGAAGGAAAGCGATTTCGTCATCCGTGTAATGCGCTTCGGCACTAATAGTATCGCCGATAAGAAAGCGAACTTTATCTCTATTAGTTGAAACTGTATCTACATAGGTAAATGCCATTACATCCCACCAAG